GAAAGCCGCTGCCGGCCTCTGGTCGCCGGCCAAAACGAACTGGGCAGAAATCGCCCACGACCTCTTCCACTTCTACCCCGGCCAGTACAACCGAAGCACCTTCCACGTAGAGCTGCGCCGCGCTGTGTTGTGCAGCTGGGAGCACCAGCAGCGCATTGAGTTGGAGCAGCTTCGCCGCGCCGAGCTACCCATCGCCTGCTTCCAATCGCTGTTCGCCAACGCCAACCGCGACAGCAAGAGCAAGCCCTTTGCGCCGGAAGACTTTGCGGTGTTCAAGCAGCGCAGCACCGACGAAAGCCGCGTCACACCCGCTACTGCTGCGGCGCTGATTGCGCTCCAAGCCGAGGGCTTGCTGCACCCGCTGCTATTGACCTGTTGGTCCGATGCGATCAACAATCCCAGTGCTGCACCCACGCCTGAGGTGCGGGCGCTGGTGTCAGAGGACAACGCGGTCTGGGTTGTGGCGCCGGTGTGGGAGGGCGCGAATGTGCGCGGGTTGGTGTGCGTGGCTGATTTTGTCCACGGCCCTGTGCGCCTCCGCGACATTGACCGCCGGCTGATGAGCTACGAGGTGGTGTTGTCCAAACGCAACAACGCCGCCGCGGGCTGGATCGAAGCTGGGCACTTGCTTCTGGGGGCAACCTAAGACATGGATTTGCTCACCCTCCGAGAAGAGCTGGAGACGCTTTTGGCGGATGAGCTGGGCGTCTACACATTGGCGAACGGAATCACCACCCCAGCCATCAGCGTCCGCGCCGCCGGTGAGCTGACCCCAGCGCAAACCACCGTCAGCGGGTTGGAGTGCGTGATTGAGAAGCAGGCGCAGCTATCGCTGATTCGCCAGTACGCCCCCGGCCCCGCGTTCCGCCGCTACACGATCTACCTCGTGAGCTGGGATGCCAAGGATTTGAGCGCCGTGGCGGAGATGTTGGTGCGCCACTTCACCACCGCGGTTAGCGCTGAGCTGCGCCCGCTGCGCGTCCCGCCCGGCCTGGGCCCCCAGGACCAGATGCGCATCACGCTCCAGTTCAACCCCGAGCCTGAGGAGGTAGCAGCATGAAGCCCGCGGTCCACAACATCCGCCCCCAGCGCCGCGCTGACTTCACGCTCGGCATAGTGCTGAGGGACAACGACGGCGTAGTGATTAACCTCACCGGCGCTCAGGTGTTGGCACAGGTGTGGGACAAAAAGCGCACGACGAAATACGGCGACTTCACGGTGACGGTTAGCGACCCAACCACAGGCGCCGTTCAGCTGTTGCTGCCATACACGATTACCACCAATCTTCCTGAAGAAGCGCGGTATGACGTGATGGTGCTGCGACCTGGCGGTCTCCGCGAGTACATGTTGGAGGGAATCGTCCGCCCAAGTGAGGGCTACACCGCACCGGCGTGAGCAATGACTGTAAACATTGAAGCCGAGAACGTCGCCACAGTTGAAGTAACAGACGCCGGAACAGTCGTCGTTACCGAAGCCACCCGCGACGTGGTGAATGTTGTGGCGGCTGGCCCTGCTGGCCCTGCTGGCCCTGCTGGCCCTGCTGGCCCTGCTGGCCCTGCTGGCCCTGCTGGCCCTGCTGGGGCGCAAGGTGTTGCGGGCCCCGGCGTCCCCACCGGCGGCGCCCCCGGCAACGTGCTGCTCAAAAGCACCTACGCGAACTACGAAAGCGAGTGGAGCGCTGTTGTAGACGGCGGCACATTCGCGTAAGCGGGGCAACTTAGGGGCAACTTAGGGGCAACTTAGGGGCAACCAAAGCCGTGTAGTAATGGCACGCCTCCAGCTCCGCCGTGGCCTTAAGGCCAACCTGCCCACCACGGGGATGCTGGCGGGTGAGCCACACATCACCACCGACCGAGGCACGCTTCACGTCGCTACTGACGCGACCACCAAACTGCCAGTCGTCCCTGCAATCGACGATCTCAGCACGTTGGCCGCAGTGGACGGCACCAGCGACCTGCTGATCATCCACGACGCCAGCGAGTCCGGCGCCCAGAAAGAGAAGAAGATCACCTTCGACTCGTTCAAGACTGCGCTGAACATCCCTGCCGCCAGCACCGACGAGAAGGTTGCGATTGTGAGCGGCGGCACCGCCGGCTACATCTGGGGCACCGATGGCACCAACGGCGTGATCCGCCTGAACAGCTCTCTGAGCTGGACAAAGGATGCCGGCAACGGCTACGTCACCATCGCTGTTGACACCGTAGACGGCGGTACATATTGACGCCCGGCAACTTAGGCAGTCCGGCTAGATAGCCACGCAAGGACTGCCTGATGGCCCAAACGCTTCTACTAAAGCGCTCTGCCGTACCCGGCAGAGTGCCCACGACTAGCGACGTACCGCTGGGCTCGCTAGCGCTGAACACAGCCGATGGAAAGCTCTTTACGAAGAAGAGCGTCAGCGGTGTTGAGAGCATTGTCGATTTAAGTGGTGGCGGTGGGCCGATTGCAGAGACCGCTCAAGTCATCAGCCAGAACCTCACCCTCAACACCGGCGTCAACGGTTTCTCCGTAGGCCCGGTTGAAGTTGCTGCGACCTACGCGGTGACTGTTCCTGCAAACGCTACTTGGATGGTGGGCTAATGGCTTACGGATCTGTCAAGGTTGACTCCATCGTCACCAGCACCAAGACGGTCACGGTTGACAACCTGGCTGTCAAAAGTGAGATCTTCAACGCTGACATCAGTGGCAGCGCTGCGATTGCCGACACCAAGCTTGCGACAATTAGCACTGCAGGCAAGGTCGCCAATAGCGCCACCACAGCGACCGATGCCAACACCGCCAGCGCCCTCGTGGCGCGTGATGGCGGCGGTAACTTCAGCGCCGGCACGATCACCGCAGCCCTCAGTGGCAATGCCAGCACGGCAGCAGCGCTGCAAACGGCTCGCAACATCCAGGGGGTGTCCTTTAACGGAACAGCCAACATCGACGTGGTGACAGCAGGGGCTGGCATCACCGTCACAGGTACAGCCGTCGCCATCGCTAGCACCAGCAACGGATTTGGTACGCGCACTGTATCTACGAGCTACCCAACCGGAGGCTCGGACGGTGACATCTGGCTGAAGGTGTAGCCATGACAATGCACGTCAGGGATAGCTATGTATGGAAGACGGCTACACCGCAAGTTAAAGATGGTGGGGCGTGGAAGCCTCACGCCGGCTATGTAAAAGATGGCGGAGTGTGGAAGCTGTTTTTTGATAACCTTACCTATACCTCATCAGTCTCCCAAGGCTCAGCGTATGAAGACCCAGCCGCAGGCATTGTAGTCACTGTAACTCCGTCTTCTACACCACCTACCACTGATCTGAGTTATACAGTACGTGGCACTGTTGGCTCCTGGAATACAAGTGACTATAACGTCAGCAGCCCTAGCGGAAACAAACCGAGCGGACCCCAATGCTACTGGACCGGCACGCAGTGGAACATAACGGTTACAACAGTTTGGGACGGCGGGCAAGACAACTTTGAGGAGTTTGTGGTTGACTTTTACCTGGGCTATGACACCTACACAAACCTCCTGATAACAAGCCCATCCGTAACTGTAGTTGATTGCGTCTGGGTTCTTTACAATAGGCCAACTTGGTGCTACTGATGAGTATCACTAATTACTCAGGACGCCTGAGAATATGTAAAGCCTGCCCTGATTTACGGGCGGGAGTTGTCTGCTTGCATTGCGGCTGTTTTGTCGCAGTCAAGGCGGCTGTGCCCGCGTTTAACTGTCCACTTCACAAATGGTGATTTCCATGCTTACGCTTAACCCCGACAACGGCTCCCGCACCCACACCAGATTCTGCTTTGTGGAGGGCGGCACACCTGTACGCCAGTCCCCAGAGGTGTTGCTATGGCGCACCGATAAAGGCAACCGTCCGAGCGACGAGTGGCTATCCGCTTCCGGCTACTACGGCATGGTGCTGACCCAGCGCCCGCAAATTGAGCGCAGAACTCAGAGTGTCTCCACTCCTGACTTCACGCAGTGGGATGTGGATGCCGATGCCGGAACGGTCACCCAGAAGTGGGTGGTCACAGACTTAACGGCTGAACAACAGCAGGAAGTCACTGAACAGGAGGCGTCTTCTGTGCGCACCCGCCGGCTGCAGCTGTTGCTGTTGAGTGACTACACCCAAGGGCTGGACTTTGCTGGTGACCGTGAAGCCTGGGCCACCTATCGCCAAGAGCTGCGGGATGTGACTGCACAGGCGGGTTTCCCGTGGGAGATCACCTGGCCGCAGGAGCCGAGCGCGTAAAGCAGCGCACTAACGTCGTGCTGTTCCCGCTCTGCTTCGGCATCGGGCTGCGAGAGCACAGCTTCGGCTGGGCTTTCTTAATAGGGTGCCCGGTGTTCGCTCCGCACGAGGTGGCGAACTCACCGCTGCCGGGCGCAGCGGACGCCCTGCACTGAAAGTAAACAGAATTGCAACTCTAGTCACACCGGCAACTTAGGTTCAGCACACCTGCCCCTAATGACGCCAGAAGAAATCGCGGGCCTAGCCGTGGCGCTGTTAGCGGGCAGCGAGCTGCTCAGCTACATCCCTGGCGTTAAAGCCAATGGCTGGGTTCAGCTGATCCTTGCAGCCCTTCGGGGGATTTCAGCAGCGACACAGGAAGCCGAAAAGAACAAGAAGCGTCGCCACTGAGGGCAATGGTTGAGGTCCTAGCCGCGATCACCGGCGCTGTTGTTGGCATTGCTGCCAGCGGTGTTGGTGCGTTTATCAAGAGAGACGACGAGGCATCAAAGGCCGTGATCCGCCTCACCGCCGCCGTTGAGCACATCGCTGGTGAAGTTTCTCTCCTTAGGCAGGAGATCAAAGAAGACCGGCAAGAACTGTTCCCGCGCCTCAACTCGATTGAGCAGCGTCTGACAAAACTTGAGGTACGAACGTGAATCGGATCAAGCTGCGCGACTTCTTCCGTCACTACCAAGACCAGCCTCATCAGGCTGCGGCGATTGACCTGCTGCAAAGCCAGATGCCGGAGTCGCTGCTTAAGAGTGACGCTGACTGGGTGGTGACCTACAGGGCCACCCCCAAACCAAAACCCTCAGTGGTTGAAAACACTTGGATCGGCGTAGTTGAGTCAGCGCGTCGTGCAGGTGCTCGATACCCAGAGTTGGTAGCAGCGCAATGGGCGGTTGAGAGCGGCTGGGGAAAGCACACCAGCGGCGCCAACAACTACCTAGGCTTAAAGGGTCCTGGCACCAGCGTCAAAACGCAGGAGGTGATCAACGGCAAGCCGATCACGATCACCGCTGAGTTTTTGGATTTCCGTGACTTGGACGAGTGCGTTACCTACTTGGTTCACCGGTGGCACCGCGACTGGAAAGAACACAAGGGTGTTAACAACGCCCCCAACCGCGATGAGGCAGCCAAGGAGCTAGTACGACAGGGCTACTGTACCGACCCCAAATACGCCGAGAAGCTGATTCATCTGATGAACCAGCAGGCACCTCTGCCCAAAGCACCTGCGGTGCAACAGAACGGCGTGCTGATTGAGAAGGTGCCGTACTTCTCGCAGCGGGATTCGACAGTCGCTGGCCAAGCGATGCGGATGTGCTTCAGTTCCAGCTGCGCCATGCTGGCCGCCTACCTACGGCCCAACGAGCTACGGGGCGTCGCAGCGGATGACGTGTATCTAAAGCAGGTGTTGCAGTACGGCGACACCACAGATGCTGCGGCCCAAATCAAGGCTCTTGCGTACTACGGGATCAAGGCACGATTTGTGCAAAACCTTGGTTGGGAGGAGTTGGAGCACCACCTCGACAAACAGATTCCCGTCTGCTGTGGCTTTTTACACCATGGATCTAGCTCCGCCCCATCCGGCGGCGGGCATTGGCTGACGGTTATTGGCTACACCAAGCCTGCCGAGGGAGGTGGGGCTGTCATCGTTCACGACCCATTTGGAGAGATGGATGTCGTGAACGGCACCTACCTGAGTAGTCGAGGGGCCAGGCAGGCGTACAGCCGCAAGAACTGGGGTCCCAGGTGGCTGGTCGAGGGGCCTAAGTCAGGATGGGCGATTCTTGCGGACCGCTAGGTGGGCGCAGTACATCACCCGCGCCAGCTCATAGACCCACAACGCCTGCCAGTCCTGCCGGAAATAACGGGTCATCCCGGCATAGGTGACCGAATACACCAGCCCGTGGGGCGTGCTGTACTGCTCAAAAGTGGGGGCAGACATTGAGGGTAGGCAACCTTGGCATAGCGCTAGGTTGCTTGGTGTATTTATGACGTTTTCCGACTGGATGGTGCCTGAGTTGAGTCTGAGCGCTGCTGTTGAGCTGGAGAACAGTAAGAGGATTATCCGCACCCACGCAGGGCAAAATACCGAAAAAGTAGTTGAACTGGCATGTTCCGCAATGGAGCAGGCTTTCCTGTATCAGTCAATAATGCGCAAGGCGACTAAGCGGATTGCAGAGCTGGAGATGGCCACGCTTTTATCGCCTCCTCAAGCACCACAGGGTCAATCTGATGGGGCTGGCGAGAGGTGCGTTTGCGTGATTTCCGAGCTGCCTTGGGTGCTACGACAGCTGGTTCGACTTTTTCCACCTTCTCCTCTTCTTGTTGACCGCTCATGTAAAGACGAAGTTTCACCAGCGCCGCTGCAGTGAGCTGTCTTGCACTTTCACGGGTAACACCAAGCTCTTTGCCTAGGTCAGCAAGGATCGCTGGAGCCTCCCCGTCTAACCCATAACGGCGGACCACCAGCCGACGTTCTTGGTCGCTCAGGCGGTGTAGCAGGCTAAGCATCCGCTCAACATCCAAGCTCAGGTCCATGGCGTCAAATAGCTCATCGCTAGACAGGTTGCTGTCGTCAGCGATCAGGTCCAACAGGCTGCTTGAGTCCTCACCCGCCGCAAGCGCATCGAGCGAGAGACAATGGGATCCTCGGGTAGAGAGCAGCTCAAGCTCGCTGCGTTTTACACTGGAAGCCAGAGACAACTCATCCAAGGTTGGGCTGCGGCCAAGTCGCTCAGTCTCAGCGCTGAAGATCTTCTCAACCTTGGCAGCCATATCTCCAACGGAGGTGGGCCTGCGAATTGCACGCTCCTGGGCGTTGTAGGTGCGGCTGACTGCTTGGCGACACCACCAGTAGGCGTAGGTTGAAAACTTGTAGCCGCGCTGAGGATCAAACATCTCAACAGCCCGGATCAGTCCGATGGTACATTCTTGAATTAGATCCAAGCTGTCAAGAAAAAAGCTCCTGCGGAGGTTGCGCTTGACGATGTAGACGACAAGGCGGAGGTTGGCTTGGACAAAGCGAGCCTTAGCCCGCTCCCCCATCAACACCTCTCTCTTTTCCTTGCGAGTCAGCTCCCGATCTAGCTGTTTCAGCGCTATCATTCGCCGCACCAACTTGCCCAGAAGGATCTCCTCCTCGGCGGTCATTAGCGGTATCTTTGCGATGTTCTCCAGGTAAGCGTCCATCGCGCTGTTTTTGGTGTCCCGTCGAGCCATTGCCGGAGTAAGTGTCGGTGTAGGTGTGAATGAGAAAACAAGCTGCTGCCGAGACAGCCGCACGGATACGGGCGTGGGACTCCAAAGTTTCGTCCTTAAACTCCGGCGCCCAAAACGCAGCGAGGGCCGTGTCCTCCCAGGTGTCAGGCCGCTGAGGCATCCCCACCTTCGGGAGACGTGTGGTAGTCGTTTACAAGATGGCTACCAAACGCGATGAAGTTTTCGCGTGTCTGCTTGTTAGCTGGTGCAAAAGGAAAGGAGTCCTTCCACCAAGCGTCAAAGAGATCGCCAATGCGGGTTTCGTAGGTGCTGCTCATTGGGCGGACTGGGGTTGGGTGTATTCCTGCCAAAGGCCGGTGTAGGTGCTGCGCAGTGGATGGCCGTAGGGCAGCTCAGCCCTGCCTGACCTGCGGTACAGGTCGTCAAGTAGGTCTTGCCGCGCTTGCTGCTCAATCGGGTTGCACGGATTTATGTAACTGAGTTGGGTGGTCACTTGCCGTAAAAAGAATTGGAAGATCGGGGGGCCGACGCCCCCCACCGAGGTTCCCGCTACACAAGGGGCATGTCGTAAGCGCCGGTGATGCCGGCGTAGTGCTCCCAGCAGGTCTGCGGGGTGTTGCCAGCCCACCGAGCCACCTGTGTTACAGGGATGCCCTGCTCCAGCAGCGAACTGATGAAGGTGTGTCTCAGGTCGTAAGGCCGGTAGCGATGCTTGATCACTCCTTGGTTGAATAGACGCCGCATAGCGCTGCGAAACGAGGATTGGTATGTCTGGCGAGGCCAGGGGAACACAAACGACTCGCTATGCAGCTCTTGCATAGTCCCCAGGATGTCGTAGGCGACCTCGTTTAGAGGCACCCACCGCTCTTTGCCTGTCTTGGTGCGCCTCTGAAGGCCATGGGTTAGCGTCATGTTCTGGTGGATCCGACACCGGCGGTTGTCCCAGTCAACGTCGCTCCACTCCAGGCCAAAAAGTTCTGCGGTACGCAGGCCCAGCTGGAGCTGGAAATTGGCCACCAAATGCCACTTAGCCTTGTTAATTGAGGTCAGGCGCAGCGAGGCCAACACGTCATCCTGAATAGACTTAGGTATAACGATGGGCTCTGGCTTTTGATCCTCCTTAGGTAGACGGAAGGTGGCCACTGGGTTGCGGCTAACTAGCGCTACGTCCTCGCTAGCCGCCCACCGGAACAGGGTTTTGACGTACTGCGCCACCGCTTTAGCCGACTTGGGCGGCTGCTGTTTGAGGATCCAAGCCATTGCAAGACGAGCTTGCTCTGGGTCTTGGAATGGGCAGCGCTCCAAGTAATGGGTCACCTGCGTCCAGGTCGAGGTGGTACTGGTTGGTGCGACTGACAGGGCTCGCTCAGACTTGAAGGCTGCCCAAAGCTCAAAAAGGGTCATTGAGTAAGGATTCAAGCGTGGAAGTTAGTGCGTCCCTAATCCGTAGTGCGACTTTTGTGCTATTCATCACCCTCATTTGTGCGTCAGGATCCTCCGGGTCCACGTTTCCAAAAGTTGCAAGGGTCTCAGCGATGCCGGTGGCAGCGTTAGCAGCCTCATTGATGTGCTGGTACAGGGTCTGAACCTGCTCAAGGCTTACGGGCGGCATTAGCAGCAGCGACTAGGGTCGTGCAAATGATAGGAAACCCTTAGGTAAGGGTCAAGCCCTTTCAAGCACTTTTACCAAGTCCCGTGGGTCTCAGCGGTCAATACCGTAGTAACCGTAACGATCCACTGCTTTTCGTCTGCTGTCAGCGCGAGTGGCCGCCCTTAGTCTTCGCTTGCCGGAGCGAACCTCGCGTGCAAAGTCAAGGAACTCTGCTGCACGATGCAGCTCACCTGCAGTGGCAAAGGAGACGGCCGCTCGCAGCTTGGCCATCGCCTGCTGCCTTAGATGAGCGGCATCGTCCACTCGTTACTCAAGTAAGTAACGCCAGTCTAGGCGCCCTCTTGGCGGATCAACTCAGTCAAGTACCACTGAGCCTTGCGCAGGTCTTCAAGGCCGTTCTTGAGGTTGGTGCGCCAGATGTACTTCATGACGGCACCCCGGCAGTACGCCTTAAAGCCCTCATCACCTAGGGCAGCATGGATCGCATCAATGCACTCAACCGCACCTGCGGTGTAGTGAGGCGGGTGGTTGACCAGATCGGGGGTGGTGTTGTCGTTTGCCATTACGCCTAATTTGGAGAAAATCTGGAGTTGATTAGAGTGTATTGTGTTAATTGGAAAGGCTTAAAGATTGACTGCGAGCTTCAGTCGCTTTTCAGCAGATCTTTCTTTGAGCACCAGCTCAGTAACCCCCAATAAAAGCTCAGGCGTACAACAGTCCTGCTCCTCTAGATACATCTTTACCGTCTCCAAGGTATCCAGAACATCTACCAACGGTCCCTTCCAGACATCGGGGACATTGGCAAGGCGATTCGCAAACTTATTCATGTTTTCGTGTGAGGGTTTGGACTGCATTGCTATGAGTTGAGGACCGAAGTGCTCAAGCAACGGCGTGATTAGATGAGCGCTTTCACGTTCACGGGTATCTAACCACCCACAAATTGCGTGCATCATCTCTTCCGCCCCCCAACAAGCCCCCTTAACAGCCAACCAGTCTTCATACATCTGAGCCTCATCGCTGTTTATCCATTGCTGAACCAGCTCGTATTTTGGTGTAGCCAAGGTTTCGTGAGTCATTTTGGAATCTTTAACGTGTGTAGGTTTATTTGGCTTGGCCCCATGACTTCGCCACAGAGCCCTCGCCAACCATGTCAACGGAGTCGCCAATGATCAGCCGCCCAGCAAGAAGGAGCTGGCGTTGCATCATTTCAAGCACCTCCTCACCAGCACCCTCAGGTGCTTCAACAATCAATTCGTCATGGACTTGAGCGACTAGACGTGCTCCTTTAGGAAGCCGTGGCCAGATCCCGACCATGGCTTGTTTGACGATGGAAGCGGCGGTGCCTTGGACGATGTTGTTGAGCAAGACAGTGGGGCGGGCCATGTCGCCCACCAGCCACCTGCGGCGTGCATCAACCATCCGCACCTCACCACCCTCAGCTTCCCGCTTGGCCCAGGCGTGCCATTTGGCCATGCCGGGGTAGGCGTTCAGCCAAGCGTTACGGAACTCCTTGGCTTCGTCTTCAGTGATGAAGTTGCCGAAGCTGGCGAAGTATTCCTTGAGGCCAGGGGCACCTGAGCCGTAAAGCAAACCAAAGTTGCAGCTCTTGGCCCGCTGGCGCTGCTCCTTGCCAACCTCCTCTATGGGGATGTGAAAGATCAGGTGGCCGGTGAGGGTGTGGAGGTCTGTCTGGTCACGCAGTGCGCTCTGCATGATGGTTTCATTGGCGATGGGTTCCGAACACGCCACACCCATCTCCATGTTCTTCACGTCCATCACCACCAGTTCATACGCATCGGCAGCAACAATGATGTCCCTAATAAATGCTTCCCGAGGAAATTGCTGGGCGTTTGGATTTGAGCTGCTAAACCTTCCTGTACCAGTTTGTAAAGGTGCAAATCGGGGATGAATACGTCCATCATCTTGAATGTGTTTGTCCAAGATGGTTTGAATCATCGAGCGACGCTTCTCAGCTCGCTTGTAACCCAAGAGGCTGAACACCACTGGGTTGTCGGCCAAGGGCCTGAGTATCTTCTTGTCGGTGGTGAGTTTGTTTGTCTTGGGATCTCGCGGGTCTAGACCGATGGAGACCAGATGGCCTAGCACCTGCGTAGGACTGTTGATGTTGAAGCCAGCGGGTCTGCCACCGTCCCGTTTGGGTTCCTTCTTCGCACGAAGGTTGTAGCTGCCGTCGTCATCACGAGGTAGGCCATCACCGTGAAGTTCCCGCAGTTGGGAATCCAGCAGCTCCAGGAACTCGCCTTTGCTGAGACTGATCTCCTGTTCCAGCTGGGCGATGGCGGTGAAGGCTTGCTGCTGATCCACCAACATGCCGGTGTGCTCCATCTCCACCACTGCGGGGATGAGGGCGCACTCCAAGTCGTAAACGCGCTGCAGGCCAGCGTTCTTGATCTCGGCTTGCTGCTCACGCCATGCCTGCCAGGTGATGCGAACGTCACCCATGCCGTAGGCCAAGTCGGCTTCATTCAGCTCGGCGCTCATCCAATCCTGCTTCTGCAGGGTCTTATCGAGTTGGATCTTGAGCACCCGCAGCGCAATGGCCTCAAGGGAGTTGGAGACGTTGGCCAATCCGTTGTTGAGCAAGGCCGATTGGATCATGGTGTCCTCCAACCGACCGGCAAGACGGATGCCGCAACCAAGGAGGCAGCGGTAGTCGTAGGCGATGTTCTGGCCCACCCAAGTGATGGTGGGGTCCTGGAGCATCACCGTCAGCTCCATCCAATCGGGCTCGGTGAAGGTGGCTAGGTCGTACCAAAGCTCACCGGCGTCGGAGTGCAGTTGCAGGAGGCGGACGTGGTTGCGCCCCTTAAAGGAGAGCGGCGCCATGGCGGTCTCCATGTCGAGGCAAATGGTTTTGCCCAGCGCCTTGAAAGATTCCAGGCGTGCCATCAATCCTCCAGCCACTCGGGCGAATTGAGGACTGAGATGACGGTCTCACCGGGGTACAGCTCCTTGGCGGTCCACATGGCCGCGGCCACGCTGGTGGCCATCAC